GTTCCAGGCCAATGGTTTGCCCATTTAGGCTTCCCATCAAGATTTATATAATTACAACCCATAAACGCACCGAGGAGGGGTACAGTACCACCAGCCGCCGCACCTACAATATCCACAAGACCATTGGCAAGAGGAATAACAGGAGTTCCCTGATAAATCACAGAAGAAGTACCCGCTGTTCCAGTCAGTTGGATTTTGAAGGTCATCAAGCCAGTAGAGTTGTACTCTGCCCCGAGCATTTTATACGGACGAAGTCCGAAAGCGGCATCAATATTAGCCATGCTCTAGATTCCTTCTAGTTGTCGGAGCCACCTTTAGCTCCGAAAGTTACACGAGACTGCCTATCTGGTTTAAGGATAGGCATGGAAGCGTGCTCTTCCCGCATAAGGTCATTGTCTACAGCAAGCATTTGATCCTGTGTTTTACCACGGAAATAATTATCTCGCTCTTTCTTTGACTCAATTGGGAAACGAGCTAGTAGAAGACCACCAACTCCGATGACTCCTGCGTGTTTACCGTCTTGGATGGTAGGAGACTCAAAGTCAGGGTATTCGTCTGCGCGAACTAATTCAAAGCCTTCGCGGAGGCGAGCCGAGAGGTTTTTCTTATCATCGTTGCCCATGACTGATTCACGGATCCAACGGTGAGTATATCCCTCAGGGGCTGGGGGTGCATCCAACGTGGATGGAGGTTGCCAAGGTTTGCGGCGTGAGGTCTTCTCACGAGTTTCTTTTGTGCGTGGGGTGCGATCCATGATCTGTTCCTTCACGAATTTAAGCGAGCAAGTTGCTTCGCATATTGTTCATACGATACACCAAGTTTATCAGCTATGGCAACCTGAGAAGGAGATAATTTTACAGATTTCTTCCCAGATTTACCAGAACCTCTTGATGCGGAGGCTACAGGGCTACGAGCAGGGGCTTGTTTTGTGCTTTCCTCATCGTTAAATTTATGAGGAAACTGCTCCCGCATACGCTTATCTAGCTCTTCATAATACTCATCGCTTTTTGGGTCAAAGTATTCTTGTTCTACAAGGTTCTTATGAATAGAAAAAGCAGTAAGCGTCATAGGCTCATCAGCACCAAACCAATCATTCCGTGATGCCCAAGCCTGTGCTTTAGGATCAGGGGGCTGTTGTGGCTGTGGTTGCTGTTGTGCTTGCTGAGGTGTTTCTGGAGCTTGTGCTCTTCTTTCGTGCTCAGCTTTAGCCATTTTCAAGCGTTCGGACTCAATAGCAATACGAGCTAGTTCTTTTTGTGCATCAAGTTGAGCGTCAACATCACCTGTGTTTATGGCAGTAGCTAAACGAGCTTTGATATTTTGCTCTTCATTGTTTACCCTGCCATCATACTCAGTTAAATATGATTCATCAATTTGACGACTGCGGGTTTCCATCTCACTCATCTGTTTCTGTACAGCCTGAGCATATTCGGTAGCCGCTTTTTCACGACGCTCAGCTTCCCGCATTTTAGCAGTTAGCTTGTCAATACGTTTTTTAACCTTGCCACTGTATTCTTCAAGGTCTTCATCAGAGGCAGAATCAGCCGCTTGCTCAGGGGCTTCCTCTTGCTCTTCTGTTGTTTCAGCCACTTCGGGAGTTTTTTCTTCCTCCTCCAGTTCTACTTCTACAACGTCTTCTTCTTTTGGATCAGGCATAACTAGCTCCGTTATGTATGCAGAATATCTTCTGGGTCATTGATTGTAGCAAGTATTTCGTCATCATTTAATAAACGAACCTCACCGCCTTCTATTTTAAAGCGACTTCCAGCGTATCTACCAAAAATCACCCAATCACCTTCTTTGCACCAAGCACCTGTGTCCCCAAATTTATCAGGGTCATGATACGCAAGAGGTCCAACCTTCAGCACATAACCACACACAGTAGCTAACGCTTCACGTTCAACAGCTTGATCAGGAAGGTATACGCCGCCCTCAGTTTTCTTTTTACCTTGGAACGGTAGTATCAATATACGCCAGCCTGTAGGCTGAGGCATTTTTTCTATTGCAGGAGTAGTAGGTTTTTCTTCTTTGGCTTTTGCCAAACGTTCAGGCACATAGAGTGTCTTAGTCATAGGTCACCTTTTTCAGCAGGATCTGTAATTCCTGTTCTATAGTTGCAAGTTCTTCGCGACGAGCACGAAGTTCTCGAAAGGCAGAAAAGTCCTCAACAGTACCAACAGTAAGTTGTTCGTCTAATAGACTCTTCCGTTCGTTGATTATATTACGGAGTTTTTCGTGAATGTAAAGGTCTGACATTAAAAATTTCTATATTCAAGTTGCGTGGTGTTTAACCCCGAGCTTTCACCAAACACATCCATAGCTAAAGAATATCTTGGTGTTTTGCATACATTAGGGGTTGTGTAATGAGCTAGGGTAGGTGGAAAAATTGTTACAACACCGTTGATGTTATTTGCATGATAAGAACCATTTTCTTTAGAATCTTTATCAAACACATTTGAGGAGGGGACATAAACAGTTTTGTTGTACGGGCTACTTTTGACAGTCAAGTGCAATGAAAAACTTTCAGCTTCATTTTCTACAAACAAATCACTTGTATGAGCGTGTTTTTTCAAAAACTCAAAAGAACCAAGTTTATTACCCCAACACTTTTGTATAAGATTTGTGTTTGTTCCAAACACTTGTTGTTGGTAAAAAACACACGCCTGTTTCAAGACTTCTCGCAAGTCTTCAAAGTCACCTGTGTCAAAAAAATTAAATAACGTATGGGACAAGGTTGTTCCTGAAACACCTGTGCCACCATCATTGGTGGTTAGTTTACTAAACTCAATTTTTGTTTCAATCTCATCTATACGGGCTACAATTCTTTCCTGCACCTCTTCAAACCCTACAATTTCAAAATGAAATATCGGGTAAAAAGTTTTAGTAAACCTATGCTCGTATCCTAGGTTTACCCTATCCTTTTCTTGTAATTGTAACGGCATCTAAGTCTTTTTTACTTTTTTCCGTTTCTTAGCTGTCTTGGCCGCATTTTTAAAATCAGATTCAGTAGGCGCACCTTTTTGTCCTTTTCTACGAGGTGGCTTGCCACTAAGTCTGCGTTTACGAATGTTTTCATATAAACTCATTTTGTAAGTCCTTTCGCTTTCTCAAACGAGCGCATACCGCCCAAACCTAACATACCCAGCAAAACAGTCATTAAACTGTCCATGTCGAAGACAGGGAGATCAGGAATAGTAGCACCAGCCCAAGTAGCCCCAAAAACAATAAGTGGAGCAAAAATGAAATGATAGGCCAGAGCAACACCACAAGTCCAACCAATGAAAGGACGCCAACCAGCAACAAAAATACTTCTATGACCTGCCTCCGCTTTGTTTACCTCAACTTGAGCCATAGCCGCTTCATGAGCGTGTTTCTCTGCCATAGTAGCAATGTCATGAGCTAGCCTAGCTTTTTGATCTTTATCTTCAACAAATTTATCTAAAAGTCCTGTAATTGGACCTATCAATGCTTGTAACATTATATTAACTCCGATTGTTCTGCCCAACCTGTTAGAATATACTTGTCTTGGTTTAGAGGTGGATTACCTCTATGTGTATGTGTGTAGCCAGAAGGCCACAAAACAAATCTCCCAGCTTTTGGCTGTACACGCAAGCTCTTATATAAAAATTCTGTCTCACCACCTTCTTGAACTGTATTCAAATACAACATCCAAGTTAAAAGTCTACTGGTGTATTGACGCCCCATATTTTCAGCATGAAAATTATGAAAGCCCCCTTGAGGTTTAGTTTTTTGCAGTTTTAAATGAGAAATACTATACTTTGGGTAATGAGCCAGTATTGGATACTCTCTCCAATATGCTTTGTTAGCTTCCCAAAAACTTTCCATAAAAATAGGTATTATTTCTCGTACAGTAAATAACACTTCTTCAGAATCATGCAGAAATAATTGTTCATCTTTTCTGTCTGCATTTATGCTACCAGCCACTTGTTCGCTAGTGGCAGTAAGCCCTGAAGAACGTGCTGTTTCAAAATAGTCAATACACTTTTGGTTTAATTGTACATCCCAAAAGTCATCCGCTATAAGTATATCTTCTTTTACTATGAACTGCATTGACCCCTCCCAAGGCTACTGCTTCTTGCTTTCCTGCCCCATCCAAATGCCAAAAACACCTGTCATTACTCCCATAATAACAGAAACAAATGCGCTTTGCTGAGTAGTAGGGTCTGGTAAAGACATAAACCACTCAGCACACCGCCAAGACATAGTAATACTAGCTATCATGGTTAACCTCGCAACGAGGTTGTAAGCAATCAGTGCTTTTAACCAATTAGCTATTCTGGTCATGAAACGCCCTTAAACTTTGTGCCACGCAGAGCCGCACCACCACCACGAGAAATACTGCCGTTTGTGGCTCGGTTACTGGTAGCTTCCATCATAGCAGGAATATTGTGTACCTGACCGCCACCAGACTTTTTGGTTTTGCCAGTTTTGGCATCATAGCCAAACTCTTTAAACATATCAGCTTCGATTTCAACAATCTTGTCTTCGTCACCCGCTTCCTTCGCATCACGCAAAGAATCAATTAATTGTGCTAATCTTTTATCACTCATCTGTTTGACCCCGAAAAGTTAATTGCATCGCCGATACTTCTACTCAACTCATTAATAAGATCGCCTCTACTTTTTTTACTACCCCTGCCGCCTGAGCTAGCAGAAGTATATATGTTACCCTGTCTGGCTAAATTTTTATTGGTTAGAACGTCAATGGGGTTGGGTATGCTACCAAACACACCACGATTTGTGTCAAAAAAAGCAACTTGTTGGGGGTTTAATTCTAGAGCTTGCACATTAGGTGGTGGTTCAGGTGTATAACTAGATGGGATACCTAAAGCACCCATAATATCTTCTCTAGTTGGAAGAGTTTCAATCCCAGAAGGAGCGGGTTGGCTTAACGCATCTACTTCGTTTTGTGTAAGTTGACGCACATTCATAGGATCTGGCATTGGTTCTGGTTTGTCTTTTTTACCCAGCATATTTTCCACAAACGAGTCTATTTCAGGTTTTTTACCAGCATAGAAATTTGCTAAACTTAAAGCTGTCGTGACAGGGTTGGCAACTTTTCCAGTAGCGGCTATTACAGAAGGAAGAGCACCTAAAGGAGTTTTGACTCCAGGAGTAGCCATATCAACTAATTGTTTGCCTGTTCTACGATAAAACCCCGTAGGATCAAACTCAGGTTTTTGTATATCAAACTTTGGTGCTTCAATACCACCAAAAATATTCCCCAGCTTATTACTCACACGTTCTAAAAAGGAGGGGCGTTCAAACTGCTGAATTGGATTTGATGCGGCAGATATATTTGCATCATCTCCTCCAAAGGTAGACATAAAGTCACGATATGAATCTTGCTCACCTCGAGAGGCGGCTGTGTCTTGCGCCGTTTTGCCAGTGCCTTCGTATGGATCTCTATCGTCTTGATCTAACCCAATAGCCATTAACCTCTACCTCTCGTACGCTCTAGAGCTATTTGCGCTCTCATCTCTGCAATATCCTCAGTGCTGTCAATACGCTCACGTTGGATAGCGGCTTGTTCAGCCGCTTTTTGCTTATCAAACTCTAGCTCCATCTGATCCATTTGAGCGTTTTGCATTTGCTCTTGTTGACGTAACTGTAGCTCTTGCGCTTTCAAGTCTACCAAAGGATCCTTCTGTTGCATACCCATGATTTGTGATTCAAGCTGAATATACTCATTGATCAAGTCGCCTTCTATCTCGGCAACCTGACTTTCCATTTCTGGAGGTTGCATTTGCATACCCTCTGCTTGAGCTTGTTGTTGGACAACCAGCCGTGCTTTCAAACTGATATGCTCAAAGATGTGCTTTTGTAAAATCTGCATAATCGCAGGGTTAGCCCGTACAATCATAGAAGCCATATAGCCCATATGCACAGCGATGTGTGCATCGTGGTTTTGGTCAGGAAATGCTTTTAACTGTTGCGTTCCTGTCAGTGCCATTTGCACCATACCGTTTTCCTGCACAGGATCCATAGGCATGGGCTGTTGTGGCGGTGGCAAAATTTGCTCAATATTATCTACACCCAGAGCAGTATACATACGGCGCAGTGCTTCGTACTGGTTGTGCATTTGAGGATTAGCTTGTGCTAACTTGAGCTGTTCTTGCGCCAGCGTTACCCGTTGTGACATACTAAAAATGTTAGGGTTAGCTACAGGCACAATATCAATACGCCCGTCAAAGTCACTAGCCTTCAGCCCTTGCTGATTACCACTAACATTATATGGATAGTCAGTAGGATCTAACGCAAACAGCTCGGCAAGTAACTTAAACTCCTGCTTCAAACCATTGTACAACCGTTTATGTACAGCCGACATGATGCGGCTACCACGCTCCATAAGGGCAACTGTCGTACCAACAGGCATTTCAGTATTCTGAACGTTGCCTGTGCCAATATCTGTAGTGCCTACAAATTTTTGAGCGGCATTAACAACAAATCCCAGGAGTTGGTACAGAGTGCCGCTAGGCTCTTTGTATGGGAGGGGTACAAGTGAGCCGCGCAACTCCGTACCAACAACATCGACGTCCCGCCATTCTCCGGGCTGAAGCGGCTGATCGTCATCTCTAATACGCAAGCCTCTAGCCTTGAACCCTGCTGGCATATTAGCCAACGTGCCAGCATCAATTAACTGTCTTAGGTTAGCTGTAGCTGTGCGAGACAGATTTCCTAGCAAATGAATCAAACCATTACCGTAAAACCCTAGTCCTGGAGTGAATGGATAGTGAACAAAGTATGGTTTTTTACGTTTCATGGGGTCATTTTCCGTATAATTACGGTACACGGACAAAATTTCCCCTGTTTCATCAGCAACTGTAACGATATACGGTAATTGTATGCCTGTAGGCTCGCCATCTTCGCCTAAATCAGGAAAATCTTCCAAATCTAGGTAACAATGGCACTCAAAAAGCGTAATTTGTGAGTCTTCGCCTGTTCTTTCAATGCCTGACAGGTCTTCTTTTGTCTCTTCTAGCTCATTATACTCGGCATCTGAGCCTTCTAACTCAATATCACGGTAAAAACCGCTGACTTGTAGCTTGCGTAGCTCGTTTTTGTACATTTTTACGATATGTGTGACCCGTTCGGCACTTTGTATGTCCGTTGCGGAGTAGGGTACGAGTATATCTTCGGCCATAACGAACTTACTTACAGGCCGACCTAGCTGTGGGTCAGTATAAACCTTCTTAAATGCGCTACCACACAGCCCCAAGTAGTACAACATCTGGTCAAACTCATAATCGTACTCTTCCATCTCATGAATAATTTTGTAATTCATAAAATCTTTGACACGTTCTGCCTGTTTTTCCAAGTCGGGTGTAGTATCACCGATCACTTGTGTGCGTACTGGTCCGGCGGGAGGCAATAATTCTTTGTATGCTTGGCTTTGGAACTGACTCACAGCTTCGTTGAGCATGGGGTGGATGACACCACTTGCACCGTTAAAAGGTTCTGTACGGTTTTCGTACTTAACACCAAGTAGTTCTAGACCTTTTGTGTAAGTAGACATCCACTCTTTGCGTGAACTTTTATCTTCGTCTACTTTTTCCATAATCATTGAGCCAATAGCAACCAGCTCATCATCATTTATTGCATCAGCAAGGTTATCAAAAAACCCAACTTCGCTAGGGTTTGGACCTTCTGGCTCGCCAAACTCTACAGACCCATCTTCATTGCGGGTCATCTCCATACCGTCAAGGCTGATATCTTCGCCTTCTTCCGGCAGTTCTATTTCTAACTCTTCACTAGGTAGGGGTCGGCCTACAAGGGTAAACTCACGTTCAATATTATTGTACGCTTTCGGCTGTCTAGCCATCTGACTTACCCCCCTGTATCAAACGCAGTTTAGGTTTCTTAGGAGGCGTCAATGTATTTTTAGCTTGTTCAAGCTCTGTTAATAAATCGTCAATAATTTTATTAATAGTAGATTGCTTGTCTTGCTGGTAAATCAACATGGTCATCATAGTCCTCTGGGTGTTGTATAAATCCACCTTCGCGAAACCGACGGAGAGCCTGTGTTACTGTATCTACAAAGTCATCATTCTCCCCAGCAGGGAAAGCGGCACACTCTTCAATAACTTCTTCTGCCCACCTAGTATCTGGAGCCCATACTAACCCACTTTCAAGGAGAGGCGCAATGGCGTTCACTCTTGTGAACTTATCATTTCCTCTTGACGGGCTGTAATTCTGCACTGGAATACCCATACTGCGTAGCTCTTGCGTCAATGGCATACCACTGGCTTTGGCCTCAATAAGTACACATTCCGGATCCCAATACTCATACTCTTCCATAGCAATACGCCGTAACTCAGGGAAGTCCCACCTACCCCGCCGTGCATCACATAGAATAATATTCGGCGGCTCGCCTTCCTCTGGGTAAAACACA